TAAAGAGCGTTTAAATAGGTTTTATTCAAAGAATATGCCAATTATTCCGATAACGATTCCTAAAAGAATTTGTCCCAACCCCCAAAGCACTGGGGCTATAAAAATCAAGATTAGAATTGTTGATAATTCCATCACGCCACCTCTTGCTCAAACGGCGTAATCACAAAGTCTTCCACGCCTGTTTTAATCGTCACACCCGCCACCGTTGCTGCTAATTCTGGCTCGTTTAACATGGCTTCTTTGTTCACTTCTTCCTTGGTGCGAATGAATCGAACAAGCCCTAGGGTGCGTAAACTTTCAAGCACTGATTCTGTTCCGCGAATCCCCACGCTTGGCGGGCGTTGTCGCCATTGCACTTCGCCTGTATTAAATGAACCTGTTTTGGTTTTGCCGTTTTGAGTGAGCTCATCACGTCGGCTTTCACACCACGCTTGCACCGCATCTTGTTTTGGCGCGAGCTTTTCTTTGATTGCGTTCATCAAAGGCGCGTATTCTTCGGTGATTGCGGCCAAGCGGTCGTTTTGTTCAATCGCTAGGCGTTCTAATTCGCGGTTTAAATCGCCGATCTCTTTAATTGCCACCTCCACTTCATCGCGTGTTTGATAACGCTCTGCAAAGGTGTCGGTTTTAATTCGGGTTGGTTTTTTGGCCATTTTTTCCTCCTGGTTTTTAGTGTAAATAACTGCGCCAAATCACTTTTATGCCTTCCACCATCATTTGATATTCGGCAAAATGCACGCCGTCGTTGCCTTGGATATACGCAAGCGCCTGGCCTGTTTTTTCAAATTTCTTCGTTAATGCGTTCGGTTCAATGCGCACGCGCGGTTTGATTTTGTCAAACTCAATGCTTAATACATGCAAGCCCATTTTGTTTAACTCAAACACGCATTTTTGGGTTTGCGATAAGTAACCTAGGGCGATTTTGTTGCAGCCACCAAACACTGGATGTGGTTTAGCTTGCTCGCGCAAGGTGTTGTTTTTTGTAATGCTTGTCATTAGTTCGCTCCTTTCATTTGTGCTTGGGCGGTTAAAATTAGGTCTAGTGTGATGACAGTGCCTTGTCCTTTCGCTGTCATGCCGGCTAGGCGTAAATATTGCGTTAAAGCGCGTAAGCCGCCCGCCTTGCCGCCGATGTCATAAAGGACGGTCATTAAATCCTTGTCGGCTATATCAAGCCCCCAGGCTTGCGCGATGGCTTTAATGTCGCCTTTTGTACTGGCTTTTAAGCCGCAGTTGTTACCAATGCGTGACCATAAACGGGCGTATTCATGCGCCTGATTCACACCGCCCTGGATGCGGGTGTAAACTTTATCGTTACCAATCAGCGCAAAGCCTGTTTCGGTTTCTTCTTGAATGATTCTGATCTCTTCTAAAGCGTCGTAAGGCAGGTGGTCGCTTTCGTCGATGATGACTAAACCCTGTGTGCCTTTCAGTTTCTTGGTAATCATGCGCGATAGGCGGTCTTTGCGACGCGGTGCGTCGTTAATGCCCAGTTCAAGGGCTAATTCAAACAAGATACTGCTTAAAGTGGCGCGTGCTGGGCTTGCGGTGATCATCCATACGTTTTGGTTGCTTTTCGCGTACTCTTGGCAGGCTTTGGTTTTGCCCACACCGCTTGCGCCGTACACCGTCACCATGGTCGGCAGGATTTTTGCCATATCCAACGCGGAAAACACTTTCTTCGCGGTGGGAATCTCAATAAAGTGCGGTGCTTCCACGAACACTTTCGCTTTCTTTTCACGGGTGGCGAGCCAGTTAGCAAGGGCGGTTTCGATGTTGTCGATGTTGCCTGTGTAGGTGCCTTTGAGATACGCACTCAACGCCCCGGCGGAAATGCCAGATTGGGCGGCGATGTCGCGTTGAAAATAGGCTCCGCTATCCAATAACGGTTTGATTTGTTCAATTAAAGTCATGTTTTATGCTCCTTAAATGTGGCTTAAAGCCCCTTTTCCTTTTTCATCATTTCAAGGCCTTTTTGCCAGCCTTGTTCAAATTCGTTTAATTCTTCTTCGTCCAGTTCTACGGCAACTTTGCGCATGGTTGTGCCTTCGCGGTGTAGCATTTCGATGATTTTCGGCTCCGGTGCGTCTTCTTCCTCAAATTGCGGTTGGAATCGAGCCGCTTCTTGGGCGTTCATCGTAAGCTGTGCTTTTGCCGCCAATTTGTTGGCTTTTACAAATTGTTTGCGGGCTTTGTCATGCTCACGACCTGCCGCTTTATCACCAAATGCCACCTTAGCGGTACATTCTGCCTCGGCTAAGAACACACCTTCCAAGCTGTACACCCACACTTTGTTGTGTAAATCTGCCGGGTCGAATTTCACGACTACTTTGCGGTGAGCTGTGCCGATAAGATCCGTTGCTTGATAACGGTTGCGGCGTTCGTTGACTTTGCCGCCTACATCCAGTTCAAACGTGCCGTCTTTCTTCAAGGTTGTAGCTTCGCTCATTAGCATTAAGAAACGCATTTGCTCCATGCTTGCCTTGCGGATATGTGCTTTAGCGTAATCACGCTCAAAAACTTGCGAAAAGCTATACACACCTTGGCAAATTTCGGTTTCCCGTTCTTCGCGCTCATTGAATGTGCGGATGCCATCTTCTAACGCTAAAATAAAGGTTTCATAGTCCACGCCATCTTTGCCGCTGTTATAGTTGTCCGGTTGGTTGTTGACGTTTTCCCCTGCAAAGAAACCGGCTAATTTAGGGTGTTTATCAATTAATTCACCTAAACCGCCTACACCGAATGCACGCTCAACAGGTTTTGCTTGCCCGTGGCCTTTGCCGAATTGCACTGAAGTCCAAAACAGCTCAATGCCTAAAAGTGGAATAATCCCTGTCACATCGTCTTCTTTAACCTTGAAGCGGTAGCGGTTTTTTACGCCCCCAGTCATCCATTTGTTTGCCGCGGCTCGGGTGTTATCAATGGTGCATTTTTTTGGAATGCCGTATTTCCAAATCAAATCCATTAAACTCAATCGGATGGCATCACTGTTTTCGCTCAAATCGGTGCGATAGGCTAAGATTTTGCGGGTGCGAATGTCTTGCCAGAACCATGTTTTAGGGCGCACAATGTCACCGTTATGCCAACGCACGAAGACGTTATGTTGATAACCGTCGCCGTTGATCCATTCCATGGCTTCAAGCCCTTCAACAGAACGTTGCATAGATGGATAAAATTGGCTTAGGGCGTATTCGCCATCGCGCAAAAACACTTGATGTGTTTTAGGAATTTCACGTTCAATTTTGCGTTTTACGCCGCTTGCCGATGGAATCGACCATCCGTTTTCACGGGCGGCACGTTTTAAGCGTTCGTAGCAACTACCGAATTGTGGGCGTTCGTTGCGGAAATAGTCTGCTTTGAAGGCTTCCCACGCTTCAGGTGTGAACTCTGCTTCTTTGCCGGCTTTTTTGTTGTTATGTTTATCCAACAACAACGGCAACCAATCAGAGCGTTCAAACGACCGCACTTTGTAATACCAACGTTTGAGTGAGCCTTTCGCCACCTCAAATTCAAGCGCAACCATGTCTAATGCCATCATCAATGCCACGTTGTGGCGCACGAGGTCATCTAACTTGTACAATGGAATAAGTTTTGCTTTCGCATCTTCCTTTTGTTTTTCGGTCGCTTTATCAAAGGGTTTCCAGATCACTTCGGGAAGGTAATTCAATTCTTTGGTAGTTTCTGAAACATCAGGAATTTCCACCGTACGTTGTTTTAATAAAAGCTCTGCTTGGGTTTCTTGTGGGAGAGAGGTGAAGGCGTATTCGTAGCCTACACCACGGATACCTTGCACTTGACGTTTATCCCAATTTTCCACTCTTGCCCTTTTGTTAATTCCCTGAGGGGAACTAGGCATAGTTTCTAAATCAGTGAGTTGTTGAGCAGAAAACCACATTTCCATATATCCTCCTACTCGTAGCGAGTCGGCCATATTTCTTCTGGTTTCATTCCAACAAAATCAGCAATAATTTTTTCGCCTTTTGGGTATTTGCGATCTAATACATTGCCTAAAGTTCTAGGGTGCAAACCTGCTTCTATAGATAGTTGAGATAGGGTTTTTCCTTTCTCTTTTATCATTGCAACGATGAAGGCTCGGTGCATATCCTTTTTACTCTTTTTCATAATGTGCTATCCTTATTCACTAGATTAAATCTTAGGTGTTATTCTTTAGAAACTATGGAAACTATACGCCTAAGTTTTCAGAAACTCAAGTGGTTTCTGAAAAATAATGCGATTATTTTGCAAGTTCTTTTAAAGTGCTTTAATAATCAATTAATTAGATGTGTTTAATATTTAGAAACTAAAGTTTCTGAAAGGTGGCTTTATGGGAAACTCTAAAGAATGGTTTTCAGCAAATGAATTAAAAGACTTGGAAGGGTTACCAAATTCCCCTCAAGGGATAAACAAGAGAGCAAGAACTCAAAACTGGAAAAAGAGAGAGAAGGACGGAGTACAGGGCGGTGCGCTTGAATATCATGTATCATCGTTACCACCGGAAGTTCAGAAAGCACTAGGGTTTTATCCTGAATATGTACCTCAAGATCATTATATTGCTGAATCATCTGCGCCTTATGGTGGTAATACACCAAAACAAACGAATGAGCTTGTTAATGTTCCGTTTTATAACACCTTTGCATCTGCAGGCTTTGGGGCGTTTAATGATGACGTGTATGAACCTGATGATTTTGTGGGGCTTAGTTCACGATGGTTGCAACAACGTGGCCTTCAAAAGAATAAACTGGCGTTTATTTTAACTTCCGGTGATAGCATGACCCCGACAATACACCATGGTGATATGTTGCTAATCAACCGCGCTATGACTATGCCGCGTGATGGACAGATATATGTTATCCGTTCGGGTGATCAGCTTTGGGTTAAGCGCGTGCAGGGTATTCCTGGCGGCATTCGCTTGATTAGTGACAATAAGGAAATTTACGCCCCGATAGAGTTGATGTTTGAAGACAACGCAAATTTTGAAGTGATGGGGCAAGTAGTTTTTATCGGTCATGATTTAATTTAAACCGAATTTAAATCGCTTTTGATGTTTCTCACTTTTAGCGGTTAAATCGGCAAGTTTTAGAAAATTTTTCCCATTTCATTATTTCTATTTTTCTTCCAATAAAAAAGGGGCTGACATACCGCCAAGCCCCGTTTTATCTAAATCCATCCCACTTATTCCCGAAAAATTCCGCCAAATCCCTATTTGTTTCTTTGTTTCTCATTTTAAGTGATTGGATACAACCGCACTTTTGCTTTGTAAAGGATGACAAATGAGTTTTCTTGAGCGGCTTTTTCATGCAATCTTGTTTGAAACCACGGTTGTGTTGCTTTCCGTTTTCGCTTTGTATTTCTTTACAGAAGAAAGTGTTTCTATTCTCTTTGGGTCCATGGTACTGGTTTCCTTAACTGCCATGCTATGGAACCTCGTCTTTAATTATTTTCTTGATAAAGTGTTTACAGGACCGCGAGAAAAGCGAGGTGTCATATTTCGTACTTTACATGCCATTTCATTTGAGGGCGGTTTGCTTATTTTCACCGTGCCGATCATTGCTTACTTTTTAAAAGTGGATTGGATTACAGCTTTTATGATGGATTTCAGTTTAACGGTGATGGTGACCGTTTATACTTTTATTTTTAATTGGGTGTATGATCACGCGCGATTGCTATTTATTAAGCGTGAATGATGCTCTAGGTAAGAGAAGAAATAAAAAAAGTGCGGTCAAAATTTAAAATGTTTTTGACCGCACTTTGATTTTTTAGGGCATGAAAAGCCGCCCTTTTCTTTATTAAAGTTTTTCCACTAACTCAATGGCTGCGCCAATATAGGTTGCAGGAGTGAGTTGTTGTAAACGTGCTTTTTCATCGGCTGGGATAGCCAGTTTTTCGATGA